AAGCAGGGGCATATTGGGATAGTCTGACTAAGAATGTAGGCAAGGGAACTCGTTGGTTTGCCTCTATTAATACCCAATACAACCCAGCCTTTGGCTTGTATAACCTGTTAAGGGATATAGGTGGTGCTACCCTAAACCTACAGAGCACTGCTCTTAAAGGCAAGGAATTTAAGGTTATAACCAACGCCTTTGTAGCATTGAGAGCTGTCTATAAAGACTTAAGACTACAACGCGAAGGTAAGCCAGCAGACTCTGCGTGGGCTAAGAAATTTGAGGAGTTTGAATTAGCTGGTGGTAAGACAGGCTTTAGTGACCTGTTTAACAACTCAGAAGAAAAAGCTCATAAGCTCCAAGAAGAGATAAACTCTTTTGGCAAGAAGGGTGTTAAACAGACTAGTAAGGCAGTGTTTGGATGGTTGTCTGACTTTAACTCAGCCATTGAGAACTGTATTAGGGTATCTGCTTACGATGAAGGTATAAAGAGTGGCTTATCCCAAGACCAGTCAGCCAGTATTGCTAAGAACCTAACTGTTAACTTTAATAGAACTGGTGCAAGAACCAAGCTGTTTACACCGTTATATGCGTTCTTTAATGCCAGTGTGCAGGGTACTGCTCGTATCGCTGAGACCATGTACAAGGATGGCAAGCTAACCCCAGCTGGTAAGAAGATAATTGCTGGTAGCGTTATCTTGGGAGTTATCCAAGCTATTACTATTGCTGCTGCTGGGTTTGATGAGAATGACCCACCTGAATGGGTCAAGGATAAGAATATTATTATCCCTTATGGCAACAAGAAATACATTGCTATCCCTATGCCATTGGGCTTTAACATATTCCCATCATTTGCTAGGCGCGTTACAGAGTTTGCTATGTCTGATGAGAAGAACATAGGTAAGGCAGCAACCAGTACATTTACTATGATTCTTGATGGGTTCAACCCATTAGGCAGTGGTACTGCAATGCAGACCGCATTACCGACCCTATTAGACCCGATTGCAGCTATAGCCGAGAATAAAGACTTCTCTGGCAGACCTATTGCAAGAGACGATATGAACAGCTTAATGCCGACCCCCGGCTACTCCAGAGCCAAGGAAAACGCATCATCTATTAGCGTAGGCATAGCATATGCCATTAACATCCTAACAGGAGGCACTGAGTTCCAGAAGGGATTCATTAGCCCAACTCCAGATACCCTCGATTACCTAGCTGGTCAAATAACTGGTGGTGTAGGTAGGGAAGCTATGAAGATTGGCAAAGCTGGTAGTGCTTTGATTTCAGGAGAAGAACTATCAACTAACAACGTTCCTGTGGTTGGTAGGATGATTGGTAACGCTAACCAAAGGTCAGCTGAGACTGCTAGGTTCTATGAGAACATTAAGCGTTTAAACGAGCATAAGGCTGAAATTGAAGGTCGCGCTAAGAGTGACCAAGAGATAGATGCTTACATGGAAAAGCATCCTGAGTCTGCACTATATGAAGAAGCTGGTAAGTTCTATAAACAAATCTCTGACTTACATAAAGCCAAGAAAGAGTTAAAGCTTATGGGAGCAGACAAGGAAGATATTAAAGCATTGGATGATGCAGCACTAGAATACATGGTGGTTGTGAATGAAATCGTTAGAGACTTCAAACACAACAACTAGTGTCAGAAATGAATGTTTAGATAATCGAACAGCATCCAGATTGGATAGTCCATCATAGCTAGGAACAGTATCATAGCTATTGATATAAACAATGCATCACTCATATTCTACACCGCGCCATTGCATCATCTGCACTGGTGCTCGTGTGTACTGTCTACTACCAGTCATACTACATGTGTGTACAATATACCAAGAACCCAAAGCTTCATAGTAGATATGCTCTTCTGGTTCTGTGTTAAAGAAGAGGGCTGTCCAGAAGCTCCTCCTTTGGTATATGCCTGTCAGCACTGGTCTGCTTGATGCCTTCTGCCATTTACTCACTGTATAACTCATGATGCCTCCTTTTGGTTAAGATATTTATTCTTTAAGTACTTGATACTTAGGGGCATTTCATCAAACTCCCCATCCACTACATCGTTGAGCATATAGCAGCCCCTCCAATGCTTGTTACCCTGTAAGCCCATATATCCCTCGTCATGCTCATAACAAGAGCCACATAGTATAGCAGTAAGACTACGACCATCTGCCCTCTTACCATAGCTAATCTGCCTACCCTGTTGATGGAAGGCAAAGCAGGATTGATGTAGCTTAGATAGCAAGGCTGGGGCTGTACCAATAGGTCTACCCATAGCACCTGATGTGAAGTAATGAGAATAAGCTATGCCATCTATGGTTATCACCTGTAGGAATGGGAAGACCTTGAACCCATGAAGCTCGTATCCTAGGTCGTTTAAACCTATTAACCCATCCAGCTTCCTGTCAGAATTGATAGCCCGCGTTATCCTGTCCTCATGGTTACCTAGAACCAAATACAGCTCAGGTATCCACATCTTCTTCTGGTTACGCTGCTGCCTCTTTATCTCGTTATGAATAGGGGTCATTAAGGCATCCATAGCCCTCTTGGCTGCGTTAATATCTTGCTGATAGGTTCTACCCTCAAAACATTTTTTACCCACGTCATAGCTCGATAGAGAGGGTAGGTCTGCAAAGTCTCCCCCTACGAGGATGACATCTGGTTTCTTGGCTGCTGCATAACGACCTATAGCGGTTAAGAAGGCAAAATCAATACCGTTTTTAGCTTGTACATCAGGGATAACCAGATGCCTACGAGTTTTCATATACCTCCTACAGTTCTAAGGGGTCGAACCCAAATTCTTCAGCTACTTGACGGGACTTTGCTAGAAAGTACGCATCATGTAACGCATACTTAGGTGTCTTGCCCCTCAGTAAATGAATGACTTCATGTGCCAGTGTTCTTATCACTGTCTGGAAGTGTCCGTTCTTTGCTCTGGATATGGTGATGATATGGTAGTTGTCATCGTAGACATAAGTGCCTAGGGCATCCACATCATCGGTGACTTGAAACTTGATGTCTTCTAATGGGGGAAGTTTCCACCTATTAAAAGGCTTCAGACCCTTTAACATAATATACATGTTGGCTAAGTCCGAAGCCTTTATGTTCATTTGTGACATCTCCTAGGTGCGTTGTAAGTGTCTGCCTCACATTTAAGCGTGAGGGATATATCCGTCATGAATGACGGTGTTGGGGTGAATTTATTCTGCAATACATGCTTACCCTTTTCCTGTAGCATTTGTAGGGATTTAGCTCTTTCACGTTGATTATGTTCAGTCATTTCAATATCCTATCATATAATGGTTTAAATACAAATTATGTATGTATTACTTATTATCGTCTCTGGCTGCCTTTGCTTCAGCTACCATGCGGTGTATGCTAGTCTTGGGCAATAAGTCAAGCCTGTTAATTTGAAGTAACGAGAGTTGGCTTTCCTCATACCAAGCAGATTCACCACGTTCCCCACGCTTCAATATAAATAGCTGGTACTCCTTGTCATGTCTAGGTGTACCTCTTCCACATATCTCAGAGTATGTCCCTAGCACAATCGCCTCACAGTTACCTATAAAATGGCTCATATACTTTGGCATTTCTCCCACCTTAACCAAATCACCCTTAAAAAACTGTTGCATCTAAGCCTCCTTTAAGTTTACTTACACTTGTTCCAAGCAGTGCTATCGTCTCGGTCTCTAAAGTTACTGAGAATCAATCTTGCTCCCTCTCCATATGGTTTCTTTGGTCTGCGAGATAGTTTCTTGGGCATTGCCACTCTCTTAGTGTCTTTACCACTTAGAATCCAATCGACAGCATTCTTCTCTTGCTTGGCAAATATACACTTACCAGCATTGTCAAAGTTATCACATATAAATACTAAGGAGGTATATGCCCTGTTGATAAACTCTGGTGGCTTAGGGTTTAAACGTTGAGCAGCTTCTTCTATTGCCACCCATTTATTAGGTGACAGATATAAACCTTCAAGCCGAAACACCTTATGCATAGCAGCGTGTAGTGTTTTGTGCTTAGATGCACAAGCCACTAACGCCTCAACCCACTCCCTGTCTGATACAGGAGCGTTAACCAATGCATCAAACAGTAGGTCAGGGGTAATGTCTATTTTGGTTTTCATTTCTTCCCCAGTATAAAGTTAACTATACCTTCTAGTACCACCACTACTATATAGATAGGGTACAACACAAGGTACAGCATGATATTTAAACCTATATATGTTAGAAAGCTCATGACAAGTCCTCCATTCTTGTGAAGCTACCTTTAATCTTTTCCTCTTTAGTCCATGATGATTGATAGCTATTATCCACATCACACATTGCTAATGCCTCTTCCTCTGAAATAACCCTATGTGATGATATGGTTTCCCCTATGTGATTCTGTGAGAACTCCTTGGATTTGTCTGATGTTATTGTATCAAGCGCATATTCAGGGTGGTTGGCTGGGCATTCAATAACATAACGCATCCTGTACATGCTGACAGTCTCTACTAGAACCCAAACATTTTTGTTAGCCATGACCATCCTCTCGGTGAGTTAACTTCTATAAAGTGCGTTATGTCCCACATTCCCTTGCGCTTCTCCTCTGCAAAGTATGCCTTTTTGTAATCTGGGTTCAGCCATCTAAGCCCTGTACACTCCTCTTGGCTGTATGAGCATACCTCATACACCTCAAGTGATGTCTTGTCGTAGGTGATGGTGTAGGTGCGACTACCCTCCCAGTCCGATTCCAGTACCATAGCATTAGAGCCGAAGCATTGCCATTGAAAGTCCCAATTATCCGTGACTCTATACTGTACACC